CACTCACAAGTGTGCTCGGTCCTCGTAAAAATAAAACCAATGAATTACAGCAATCTGAGATTCTTCAGATGCTACAAACTTTGCCTCAAGCGGGTGGTGCTACTCCTGAAGGTAAAGCAATGGCAGCAGCACCTGTTCCAGGTATGCCTCCCGCTGGTGGTGGTATGCCTCCCCCGTCTCCCCCTCCTGGTGGAATGCCAGGTCTTCCCCAACCCCCAATGTAAGGAACCATCATGGATTTATTTAAGCCCCGTGGCGCAGCAGCTCCCCGTAGACCGACAGACAATAACCAACAAAATGGTTTAGTTGTAAACACTCCTAGATTTTCTCAATTTGGTGGCTTGAACAGCGCATCTAAATTGAGCAAGTCTGGAATGCAAGTGAAAAAGCCTGGTGACGGCAGAAGAGTCATCTAACGTAAAAAGAGGGTTGTGAAATGTCTTTAGAAAATTTATCTTTAGAAGCTCGTGATGAGTTGGCTTCCTTGGCGCAAACAATGGCTGAGGACCCCAAGACTCGTGAGGCTTTCTTGCGGTTGACCCAACAAGTCAAGCCTGATTTGCAGATTCCTGAAATTCAAATTAAGGATTCCACTCGTGCTGAAATCAATCAGATTAGGCAAGAGAACTCTGCTTTGCAAGCCAAAATGAGAGAAAGGGATGCAATTGAAGAACTATCTAAGAGACGCAATAGCTTGGTCAAAAAAGGTCTTATCGACTCTGAAGATGAAGTTAAAGACGTTGAGAAGCTAATGCTTGAACGTGGTATCACTAACCATGAGACTGCTGCCGAATATCACAACTGGATGAAGCAAGCTGCTAAGCCTACTCCATCTGGTTACAATCCAAGTGCTATCAACAATTTTGATTTGAAAGCATATTGGAAGAATCCAGTGAACGCTGCTCGTAATGAGGCAGCAAAAGCACTGAACGAATTGCGTAATCCTAGAGGTCAAAGGCCAATAGGGTTAGGTTGAGTTGGTAAAGAGGGTTTAATTTGTAGGGGCAGAGATGCCCATCTTTAAGGAGTCGTTATGGCTATAGGTGGTGGTATTCTGCCAGCAACAGGGTCAAGTCAGTTCACTGAATTAACCTACGTTACCCGCAGAGCTTTTATTCCCAAACTCGTTGTACAACTGTACAACAGCACGCCTCTAATGGCAGCGTTGATTGCTAACAGTCAACAAGCCTCTGGTGGTGTGTCCTCAGTAACAGTGCCTGTTCAGGGTGCTCAATTTGTAAACGCTCAGTGGTCTGACTACTCTGGTTCATTCAACCAGCCGTCAGTTCAACAGGGTGCATACAATGCCGAGTATGACCTGAAGTTGATGATTTCTCCCGTGCCGTTCCTCGGTATGGAAGGTGTTGCTCAACAAGACGCTGCAATCATCCCACTTATTGAAGCTCGTATGAACGATGCTACCAATGTGATGATGGACGCAATGGCTACGGCCTTGTATACCAACACAACCAACAACCAACAGTTTATCGGCTTGCCCGCTGCTGTGGATGATGGTACAGGTGGTGCTACATATCAAGTCACTTACGGTAACATCAATCGTAATACCAATACTTGGTGGCAGTCCAAAGTTTACGCTGCTGGTAACGTAAACCCCACAAGACAAAACATCCTCCAATACATTTCTGGTACTGTTAAGAAAGGTGCAGAAATGCCCTCTTTTGGCGTGTGCGGATTTGGTACTTGGACACTATTGGCTCAAGACTTTGTCGGTCAAGAACAATATGTTATTACCCCAGGTTCAGCCTTTGATGGCGATAACAATGGTCCTCAAGCAGCATTCAGAGCACTGATGGTTGCTGGTGTGCCAATTTATCCAGACCCTTACTGTCCAGAAGGTACGGTTTATTTCCTCAACACCAACTACTTGAGCTTGTACATCCACGAGCAAGGTTCATTTGTGTTCACAGGATTTGAATCAACTCTACCAAATTGGCAGATTGGTTACGTTGGTGCGGTTATTATGATTGCTGAGTTGGTCAGCGTAAAACCAAAATCAATGTCCAAAGTCACTGGCTATAACTACCTCTCACTATAAAGGAGCTAAGTCATGTCACTTTCAGCAAATAAAATCATTCTAGCGAATGCAGCCACGAACACCGCTGGTGCATATTTTGAACCTACCGCAGTTGTTGCTACCAACACATCAAATGTTGGAACAGTAGTACCAGCAGGTTTGTATCAAGCATTGCCCACGGCTAACGTAGTTATTCAGTTCAACACATCTACCAACATTGCAGCTCCTACTTGGACAACTGTGATTGCAGCCAACACTGCTGGTATTGTGTGGTCTGACGGTACTAACGTACAAGCTCTATCTACAACTGGTAACGTCACAATCACATTGTACGGCTCCAATGGTGGACAAGCTGTATCTGGTACGTTCAACAACGTCTAAGGAGCAATAAATGGCTAATCCCGATTCAGTCAGTCAGTATTACCTTGATTCATTTGGGAATGGTCGTATTGGTTCTATTCAAGCCACTCAGTTCAACACGGCTGGTAATGCTGTTATTACCATTCCCTTGTTAAACGGTGGCATGACCAAGGGTGCAGCAGTTTCTTCTTCAGGTGCGGTTATTATTCGTAGAATTACGATTAACAACCCATCTGGCTCACTTGCTTCAGCAAATGTATCTATCACTACAAGCAATGACGGTAACGCATCTAATGCGGTTGTTGCTAACGTAGTTTTGGGTAATTTGACTGCAACAGGTTTGTACCAAGACTTAACCGTTGCGTCTCCTTATAGCACCACTACTGCCGTTAGTGGATACAACACCAATGCCTTGTACGTGAATATCAACACTGCTAGTGGAAACGCTAACACTGCAAGTATTCAAGTTTATGGTGACGTTGTTTCTTTCTAATGAATGTCTTTGTAACCAATCGTAGTGATGTTCCGTTGACCATTGGGTACAACGCTGTCATGTACGAGTTCAAAAAAAATGTTCCTGTAGAAATACCCTATGAAGGTGCTGTGCGTCTTTTTGGGTATGAACAGGAAGACAAAGAACCAGTTCTAGTTCGCTATGGATGGATTAAACTCCATAGTGAGCTAGAAGAAGGTTTAAAGATTTTGTCTCGGTTTGAAATAACAACTGAGAAACCTAACAGCTCGCAACCCTCGGCTGTAGGCGTAGTACCCTTGCGTGTTGAAAAGCACGTAGGGGGAAAATCCTCACAGAGGGCAGCATAACATGGACGCTAAATGGCAACCTTATCTTCCTATCTCACGGAAGTCCGTAGGCTCTTGCACGATGCCAATGGAGTCTTCTGGTCCGACTCGGAGTTAACGGACGATATTAATTCGGGCCGTGAACGAGTTGTCAGAGATACGGGTTGCCTACGTACCCTCCTAGTTTCTACTACGCCTATAGGTGCAGATGGCTCTGCTGCCATTCCTTGGTCTGCTAACCTGGCTGTCACTGCTGGTCAGTACGTCTTCTCTAACATCTATACTTACCTTGTCACAACCAGTGGCACGTTCAATTCAACTGCTCCTCCCTACCCAACAGGCAATGGTGGCTTTCCACCTGCTGCTCCTTTTCAGAGTGGTACTGCTTATCTCAAGTACTATGCTCCTTGCGAGATTATTCCGTACTCTGCTTTAAACACCACAAATCAAATATTAGATACTCTAAATGTCACTATTTACTGGGGTAATTCACGTATTCCGCTTAGATATTTGCCATTTAGTAATTTCAATGCCCAGTTGAGGTATTGGCAGAACTACATAGGTAGACCCGTGTGTTTTTCTATCTATGGTCAACAACAGATATACATTGGCCCAGTACCTGACCAGAGTTATCTAATGGAAATAGATACAGTGATATTGCCTTTGCCATTGACGCAAGACTTGCCCAATGTTGTAGACCCTATCAATGACCCATTCACTCAACCAGTTGCTTTCTATGCTGCTTACAAGGCCAAGTACAAAGAGCAAAGCTATGGTGAGGCAGAGATATATCAGCAACAATACAAACAACAAGTACAAGCAGCCCTCAACAGCTCCTTTACAAGAAGAGTTCCAGACCCTTACTCTAACCCGTATTAATCATGGCAGCAGCAGAACAGAAGAAGTCCTATGCCATTATTAAGGCTTTTAAAGGTTTAAATACCAAGGCCAATCGCACGGCTATTGATAAAGAGGAATTCTCTTGGCTTGAGAATGCTCAGCCTGTAGGCAGTGGCAATATCAGGATTACGGCTGCACAAAACAATCTAACATTTGCAAGCAACTCTAGTGCCAACATTGTTACCAACGCCAATGTATCTTCTTTTTACTCTACCAACATCAATTTAACAGATTACTTAATTGCTTTTGAAGCAGATGGTAGGGCTGAGTATGTATCTATTACCTCAACAGGTGCGGGTAATGTTTCTGGAAATATTGCTGTTGCAGGTACGTTTTCTAATTCTGGCGTGACGTATGCTCAGTACAAGAATCAATATGCCATCATAGGTGACCCCAATAATGGGTTGTTTGCTTGGGATGGAACTACTAATAATCCTATAGGTTCTGTAGGTTCTATAGGTATTACCAATCCAGGTGCAGGATACACAGAAGCACCCAATGTAGTTATTGATGCTGCTCCATCAGGAGGTGTCAATGCCACGGCTGTAGCAACGGTGACTACAGGTGCGGGAGGTGTAGCATCTATAACTGTTGGAACAGTAGGTTCTGGTTATACTTCTTTGCCAACTATTACCGTAGATGCACCCACAATTGCTGGTGGAATAACGGCTCAAGCCGTGGCTACTATTTCTGGTGGAACGGTTGTTGCTATAACTGTTACTAACCCAGGTTCTGGTTATTTAACTGCTCCAGGCGTGACAATCACTGGAGGTGGCGGTTCTAGTGCAGCAGCAACTTCTACATTAACCACAGGCCAAGTCAATAGCATTACTCTTACAAATGCGGGTGCAGGGTATACCTCACCCCCTAGCGTCATCATTACAGGTGGTGGAGCAACTACAAATGCTACTGCCATCTCATCTTTAATTACGT